ATAGTTCGAAAATCTGATTACGAATACGAGATTGAGATTGCCTGTGCTGGATTTTCTGAAGAAAATTTAGATGTTACACAAACAGGTAGAGAGCTTGTAGTGAGTGGACAGAAAGACGACAAATCATCAAACGAATATCTACACAAGGGTATTGGCTCAAGAAACTTTAGAAGAAAGTTTAGTCTTGCCGATAATGTAGATGTAAAAGAAGTAACGATTGGAAACGGAATGTTAAGTATACGTCTGGAAAGATATATTCCAGAGGAGGAACGACCTCGAAAGATTCCAATTGGAAAGGTGATTGATTCTAATCCAGAACTATTAACGGAAGCTTCAGAGAAGTAACTTAAAGAGCAGTAGACAAAAGGAAAGTTTTATTATGAATATATTTTATTTGAGTGAAGATGCGACAGAGTGTGCCAAACAACATTGTGATAAACACACAGTTAAAATGATCTTAGAGTATGCACAAATGTTGTCTACTGCTCACCGAGTTCTTGATGGTGATGAATATGCAGATACACACAATCTTTATAAGATTGCACACAAAAACCATCCGTCAACAATATGGGCTCGTTCATCATCTTTAAATTATCGGTATCTTTATGATTTGTTTGTTGCCTTGTGTGATGAATACACAAAAAGATATGAAAAGAGACACACGACAGATTCAAAACTTAGAGTTCCTCTTGCAATGCCACCTAAAGCATTACTATATTTTCGTGTAGGATTTACAGAACCTCCACAATGTATGCCTGAGGAATGTAAAGTACCTGACAATGCAATTGAAGCTTATCGTAACTACTATCGTCAATACAAAAAAAGTTTTGCAAAGTGGTACAAGTCAGAAACGTCTGGGCCTGGTTGGTTTTATTCAGAGGGAACTGATTTAGACACATATCCTCTTTTTCACTAAAATCTCTTGACTTGTAAAGTTGAAAGTAGTACTATACTTACATGACAGATAAGTTTTATATTGATGCGATTGTCAATTACAATCGTAATTCTATTTCACACATTGGATATGAAAATGGTAAGAGAGTTCGAGGTGAGACTCCTTTGAAACCTCGACTCTATGTCAAATCTCCTAGAGGCGGTAATCACAAGTCTCTTTACGGAGATGTATTGACTGAGGTAGAGTTTGACACAATGGAGGAGTGTTCAAAGTTCAAGAAAAGTTATCCATCTCAAGTTTATGGCGATCTTGGATATGTCGAACAGTTCATTACTGACAATTACTCTCATAAGATTACATTTGATTTTGATTTAATTAACTATGCAGTCATAGACATTGAGGTTGCTTGTGATGAAGGATTTCCTGCAATTGATAAAGCAGATTGGCCCATCAATGCAATCACGATCAAACTCAAAAATGATGATACCTATTATACTTGGGGCTTAGGTGAGTATGATGAATCAAAGTCAAATAAAAAAGTTTCGTACTTTGCTCATTCAAAAGAAGAAACTCTGATTGTTGATTTTATTCAATGGTGGAGTAAACAATCCATTGATATCATTACAGGGTGGAACTCCAGAGGCTTTGATATTCCTTATATTGTCAATCGTATAAAAAATATTTGGAAACGTGGACACACTTCTCTTGTCAATCAACTTTCTCCCTTCAAGAAAGTAAAGTATCACGAATACAATACTCGATTTGGTGGGCAACAGATTGAATATGAGATATCTGGAATACAGCAACTTGACTATCTTGAATTGTTCAAGAAGTTTGGTTATGGATTTTATGGAACACTTGAGTCTTACAGTTTGAACAATGTATCGCATATTGTTCTTGGTGAAAAGAAACTTGACTATTCCGAGTATGGCTCACTTCATCAACTTTATAAACAAGACTTTCAAAAGTTTATTGACTATAATATTAAAGACGTTGAACTTGTTGAGAGAATAGATGAGAAGATGGGATTGATTGAGTTGACTTTGACTCTTGCCTATACTGCCCATGCACCAATACAAGCTGCATTTGGTACAACAAAGATTTGGGATACCTTTATCTATTCGTATCTTGCAGAGAGAAACATTATCATTCCACCAAAGATTGTCAAAGTAAAAAACGACCAGATTGAAGGTGGATTTGTAAAGCAACCAAAAGTTGGCTCTTACAATTGGGTCGTGTCTTTTGATCTGAACAGTTTGTATCCTCATTTGATTATGCAATACAATATGTCACCAGAAACAATTGCAGATAAAGTTGCAGATGTTTCTCCAAATAAAATGCTCGACAGAAATGAAATTCTTACACAGAAAAACAAATGCACCTCTGCAACAGGGCAAAGATTTTACACAAACACGATTGGAGTTTTTCCAGAGATTATTCATCAGTCTTATGAGAACAGAAAGAACATCAAGGCTGAGATGTTAAAGTGGGAAAGTAAACTTCAAAAAACAAAAGACACCGAGATCGAAAAGAAAATTGTCAAGTTGCACAATCAACAGCACTCAATTAAAATTATGATGAACTCTTTATATGGTGCAATGTCAAACAAATATTTTCGATACTTTGATGATCGTATTGCAGAAGCAATCACAGTATCAGGTCAGTTGACAATTCGTTGGGCCGAACAGAAAATCAATGATGTTCTAAATAAAATACTCAAGACAAATAAAGATTATGTAATTGCAATTGATACAGATTCACTCTATGTGGACATGGAAAGTTTCTTGAAGAAAGCAGGAATGTTATCTAAATCGGATAATGAAATCTGTTCTTATCTGGACAATGTATGCAATCAATTATTTGAGAAAGAGTTTTCAAAGACCTATGAGGAACTAAGAGAGTATACAAATTGTTCCTCTCAACGTATGGAGATGAAAAGAGAAGCCATTGCAACTAAAGGTATCTGGACAGGAAAGAAACGATACGTGATGAATGTTCTCAACAATGAGGGTGTTCAGTATGCAGAACCAAAAGTCAAGGTGACAGGAATTGAAGCTGTTCGTTCTTCTACTCCTCAAATATGTCGTGATTGGATACGAGAAGGTCTAAGTTTAATTCTGAATGAAAATGAAGAAGTCGTACAGGAGTTTATTGCAAAAAAGAGAAAAGAGTTTGCATCTTTGGACATTGAGAATGTTTCCTTTCCTAGAAGTATAAATAGTATCACACAATATAAGGGAACTCCGATACACGTTAGAGCTTCACTTTTATACAATGCACAGTTGAAGAAACACAAACTTGTGTCGAGGTATGAAAATATAAATGATGGTGACAAGATTAAGTTTTGCTATCTGAGACTTCCAAATCCTCTTATGGAAAATGTAATTGGATTTAAGGATGTTCTTCCAAGAGAGATGAATCTTCATCAATATATAGATTATGAAAAACAGTTTGACAAGTCGTTCGTTGAGCCACTCTCCTCAATTCTTGATGCGGTTGGTTGGAGTGCAGTAAAGGTAAACACGTTAGAGGGATTTTTTGAATGAAGTGGTTGGTTGAAACTATATTTAATAAATTAGGAATTACAACAGAAAACGCAATAAGGTTTCGAGAATGGTCAAAGGGAAAAATTCTTGTACAAATACCACTTTGGATTATGATATTGTGGATGCTTGGTTTTGCAAATCCATATTGGTGTGTTTATCCTGTATGCTGGGTAGTGAGTTAAAATATGAGTGACGTTCTAAAAGAATATGCAAATGCAGACTTTGGTTTTAGTGCAATTGATGAAGAAACCTACAAGGCAAAACAAACAGCTGCAGAAGATACTCCTCCATCAGTAGATGAGAATGATATTCAAAGAGTTGTTCTTAATTCTATTAAACCTCTTGAAGATAAAGTGGACACACTTCTCAAAAGAAAAGCAATTGAAGATGACGGAACAATTGCACAGGCAGCTGCACAGGCAAGAGAAGAAGTGACAAGTAAACTTAATCAACTTGAAGAACTTGTTATGCCTTTATATGCAAATCTATTAAAAACATCAGATAAAGAATATATTCATTGGCCCAATCGTAAAGAAAGATTGGAAGAAGAAATGAAAAAGATTCTTGCAATCACAAGAGGATAATATGACGTTAAAAGGATATTCTGAGTATTTAGAAGAAGGAGTATATGACCCTTCTATTTTCAAAGTGTTCTTTCTTGCAGGAGGGCCTGGTTCTGGTAAGTCGTATGTGGAGAAAAGAGTAACAAGAGGACTTGGATTAAAACTTGTCAATAGTGATACTGCATTTGAACACATCACAAAGGCAGCTGGATTATCTCTTGACTTTAGAAAACTTGACCCTGAGAAAAGAGATGCAATGAGGGAAAAGGCAAAACAAATTACAAATACCAGAATGGGATTGTATGTGCATGGTCGTCTTGGATTGATTATAGATGGAACTGCAAAAGACTATGCAAAAATTAAAAAACAAAAAGAAGCATTACAAAGACTTGGTTATGAACCTTATATGATTTTTGTAAATACAAGTTTAGAAGTTGCATTGGCAAGAAATTTAAAAAGAGAAAGAAAAGTTCCAGAAGATATTGTTAAGCAATCGCATAAAGATGTTCAGCAAAACATTGGAAGATTTCAAGGATTGTTTGGAAAAGACTTTCTTATTATAGACAACAATGACGCAAAAGATGATATTCTTAATATGGCATACAAAAAAATTAAGAAGTTTGCAGCCAAACCTGTAAAAAATAAACTTGCCCAACAATGGATTAAAAGTGAATTAGAAAGAAAAAAAAGAAAATAGTTATATTATGTTTATGGCGGTACTTACTCTTGCGGTTGCATTATCAATCTCTGTAGTTGCAGCTGCTTACAGTATCATTGGTCTGATGGCAATCTTTGCAGCTGCTCCGATTGCAATTGCAACAATGGGAACTGTTCTTGAAGTAGGAAAACTTGTAACTGCAAGTTGGCTCTACAACAATTGGAATCGAGCTCCTCTCTTTCTCAAAAGTTATCTGACAATTGCAGTTGTCGTTTTAATGATTATTACTTCTATGGGTATCTTTGGTTTTCTATCAAAGGCACACATTGACCAGAACGCACCATCTAACAATGTTTCTGCACAGATTGATTCTCTTAATCTTCAGATTTCAAGAGAAGAAAAAATTATTTCAAGAAACAATAAAATACTTGATCAGCTTGATAAATCTATTGACTCCTATATAGAGTTGGATTATATTAGTAGAGGACTCGATAAAAGAGAAGAGCAGTCTGAGGAAAGACAAAGACTGCAAAGTGAAATTAATGGTGCAAGTGGTCGTATCGCAGAGTTGGAAGTATCACGATTTGAATATGAACAGCAAGTTCGTGACCTTGAACTTGAAGTTGGGCCGATACGATTTATTGCAGAGTTAGTATATGGTGACAGTAGTACAGAAATTTTAGAGAGTGCGGTAAGAGGTGTTATACTTCTTCTTGTTTTTGTTTTTGACCCACTTGCAGTTTTATTATTGATTGCAGCTAATTCATCTCTTGCACAAGTAAGAGAAACAAAGACAGAAGTTAAAAAAAGAAAACAGGAGTTGTCTAACACAACAAAAATTATTGAGACTCCCATTGGTCTTGATACTGAGGATGGAGAAGTGGTCGTACAAGAGCCCGAAGTAGAACCAGAGAAACCAAAATCAGAAGAAGATTGGATACCTGATAGTGGTATTCAAGATGAAACCTATATTGATACATCAGATGGAAAAGTCCTGTTTGGAACGGACAACTATCATAAAGACCCTAAAACAGGCATTGTGAAAATTAAAAAATAGGAGAGTGAAATGACTATCTTTGAATTAATCTTTATTTACGGATTGTTATCTGCTGTAATTATTGCAGGAATATATTACTTTACAATATACAAAACAGTTGAAAAAAAATGGTCTGGAACAAAAGAAGATTTACAAAAAATGAGTAAAAAAGAACTTGACGAATTTGCGTATAAGTGGTATGATTTAAAACTTGATGCTCGGTCTAAGAAGGCCAAAATGGTAGACGCAATTTGGAGTGAAATGAATAAATGAGTGATTTTTTTCGGAATTTGAATAAGACGATAAACACAGATGGTAATATTTTTCTAGCAGATGATGCTAGTTCTTCAGCTGAATTTGCAGGAAATATTGACACAGGAAGTTATATTCTCAATGCAGCTTTTAGTGGCTCCCTTTATGGTGGAGTACCTAACAACAAGATAACAACTTTTGCAGGAGAGAGTGCAACAGGTAAAACTTTTTTTGTTCTTGGTCTTGTTAAAAAGTTTCTTGATGATAATCCTACAGGTGGTGTCTATTACTTTGACACAGAGGCTGCAGTAACAAAAGAGATGATGCGTAAACGTGGTGTCGATACTGAAAGAGTAACGATTGCAGAGACAATATCTATACAGGAGTTTAGAACTCTTGCACTTCGTATACTTGACAACTACATAGGACTTGATGACAGACCTCCTATGTTACTTGTTCTTGATTCACTTGGTCAACTTTCTTCTTCAAAAGAGTTAGAAGATTCAACTGACGGAAAAGAAACAAGAGACATGACAAAGGCACAGTTACTCAAAGCAACTTTTCGTGTTCTTAATCTTAAACTTGCAAAAGCAAGAGTTCCGTTATTAATTACTAATCATGTTTATGATGTTGTTGGTGCATATATTCCAACAAAAGAAATGTCTGGTGGTTCTGGACTCAAGTATGCATCTTCTCAAATCTGTTATCTAAGTAAGAGAAAAGAGAAAGATGGTACAGAGGTTGTTGGTAATCAGATAAGAGTAAAGATGCACAAGTCAAGACTGACAAAAGAAAATAAAGAAGTGATTGTTATGCTGTCTTATAAAACAGGACTAGATCGTTATTTTGGATTGCTTGAACTTGCAGAGAAGTATGGTATCTTCAAGAAAGTTTCTACTCGTATAGAGCTTCCTGATGGTACAAAAACTTTTGGTAAGACAATCAATTCAAATCCAGAAAAATTCTATACTCCTGAGATCATGGATAAACTAGAGGTTGCAGCCCGAAAAGAGTTTCTTTATGGTGAAGAAGATGAGACAGATGAGGAAGAAGTACTTGAGTCCGTTTGACGAAAAAAATGTTGGTGCAAAATACAAAGTTCTTTTTGATTCTATGAATAATCCAAAAGAGCAAATTGCACCTGTAAAAGTACTTGACGGAAAGTATAAAGGTATGATATATTCTTATGGAATGGTACAAGTCATACCTAAGTTTGAGTCGTTTGCAAATGTGATGGATGATGATGAGCTTGTATTGAAATTTGAGTATAACGTATTAGATGAGTCTGAAATTAAAGATGATAAGTCAGAGGAGTTAGAAGAACTTCTTGGAGACATACTTATGGATATTATCATTAACACAGACGTATCAGGAGGCAGAATAGGAAGTGAACGAACAGACAGTAGTAGAACAGACTCTAGCGAATGAAAAGTATGCACGAAAGATACTTCCTTTTGTTGATTTAGATTACTTTGAATCTTTTTCCTCTAAATGGATACTTCAAAAAGTTATTAGTTTTGTAGAGAAGTATAATAAGATACCCTCAAAAGATGTTCTAAACATTGAACTTGAAGCAGACAAACTAACCGACCCTCAATACAAAGAGGTTGTATCTTTTCTATCAGAATTAAAAGTTACAGAACAAGAAGAAGAATGGCTCATTGACCAAACTGAAAAGTGGTTTCAAGAAAGAGCAATCTATAATGGTATTATGAAGTCCATCTCTATACTTGATGGAAATGCAGATGAAAATAAAGGTGCAATACCTACGATACTTTCAAATGCTCTTGGTGTTTGTTTTGATACAAACATAGGACATGATTTTCTTGAAGATTCAGAAGAAAGATATGAGTCTTATCAGAGAATAGAAGAAAAGATACCATTTGATCTTGAATACTTTAACTCAATTACAAAAGGTGGTCTTTCTCGTAAGTCTCTCAATGTTATACTTGCTGGAACAGGAGTTGGTAAGACACTTGCAATGTGTCACTTTGCAGCTGCAAATCTTATACAGGGAAACAATGTGCTGTATATCACAATGGAAATGTCAGAGGAAAGAATTGCAGAGAGAATAGATTCAAATCTTCTTGATGTTCCAATTAACGAACTTCCAGACTTTCCTAAAAAGATTTACGAGCAAAAGATTGATAAACTTCGTGCAAAGACAAAAGGACATCTTATCATAAAAGAGTATCCAACAGCTTCTGTTCATAGTGGACACTTTAGACATCTTCTATCAGAATTAAAAGTAAAAAAGAAATTTAAACCTGATATCATATATGTGGACTATCTAAATATATGTAGTTCATCAAGATTGAAAAACAACATTACAAACTCGTATATGTATGTGAAGTCAATTGCAGAGGAACTAAGAGGACTTGCAGTTGAAACAAATCTTCCAATCGTAACTGCAACACAAGTTAATAGAAGTGGATTTACAAATAGTGACCCAGGCCTTGAAGATACATCAGAAAGTTTTGGACTTCCTGCAACGGCAGACTTTATGTTTGCAATGATATCAAATGAAGCACTTGATGATCTTGGACAGGTTGCAATCAAACAACTCAAGAACAGATACAACGACCCTTCTTTTCATAGAAAGTTTGTTGTTGGAGTTGATCGTACAAAGATGAGACTTTCAGATTGTGAGCAAACAGAACAGAAAGATGAAGCTGTAATGAATAACACTAAGTTTGGTGAACGTCAAGATGAAGATGATAATATGAAATATGTTACCAAGATTGGCGGTAAAAAAGATTTTTCTAAGTTGTTCGCATAATGTTGACACATCACGAATACGATATTCAGAGAATTGGAAAATTCTGGTGGGTTCTGGAAGATGGTCGAGGAATTGCATTTTCTCGTAAATGGAGCAAATGCCAGACCCTAA